TCTCCTGTCAGTTAGCTTTGAGTAACGCGCCGTGATGCTTATCCCCACGGTTGCTGTCTTGCAGCTGCATTTCGCGCTACTCAAAGCTTTCTGCTTTGAATGCTGCCCTTCTTCAGGGCTAAATTTTTAAGAGCCTCACCTTCAATGGTGGTTAGTGCGTCCTGCTGACGGGCTAAGTATCACCGCTAGTGGTATTTATGTCAACACCGCTAGAGATATTTTATCACCGCAAATGGTTATCTGTATGTTTTTTATATGGATTTATTTTTTCGAGTGAGTGTATTGCCTCGGCGATGTAAGGAGAGATCAGAATTGCGTTGTTTAGTGAGTTGTATCTATTTATTTTCCAATAAATACAATTGGTTATGTGTTTTTAGGTGGGGCGATCGTGAGGCAAAGAAAACCCGGCGCTGAGGCCGGGCTTTTAGGGCGGGTTGATGCTCTTAACACCCTTTAATGGGAGTTGAGATACGAGATATCATTGCTGATTCAATTATCCCACTTCTGACTTTATAGTCACCAAAAAGAGAAATTGAATCAGAAAGTTTCATGCTTTCATAAAGAAGGTCTGTTTCGTCTTTATCTATAAAATCAGTAACAACATAAGCAGGGAAGGTATAATCAGTGCCAACCTTTTTGCAAGTTACTGTCAGCTTTCCATCTGATTTTTTAATGCCTTCAATTTCAACTTCTTCTGTAAGTTCTTTGTTGGAAAGTTTCTCACGTGGGTTTCTTATCATTTCGGCAATATCACGCTTATCTAATTCGATCTTTGCCATACCATTAAACTCTACTCTGTCAGCATCTGAGACGCCTTTCAACACCCCAACCACAGCATTTGAAGTATGGGATTGAATTCCCTCTGAAATCTCCCTCGCAGCTGCTGTGGCAGTATGAGCAGAAAGAACTTCAACCATGCCATCTTTAAGCAGTCTCATTTGCTCAGTTTGGCTGTTGGTGTCGTTGAGGCCTTCATCAATCTCAAGTTGCTTCATTTTTTCTATATGGCGATCTTTTTGTCTCGACTTTATCAGCCAAGCCCCAGTAAGGATCAGCGATATGAGAACGAGACATATAGCTTTCTCTGTTCCAGTCATACCTTGTGTTGACCTCTCAAATGCAACACCAAATGAATCAATTACATCCTTTATAGCAACAAGTAGGTCAGTACAGCCAGGCTCAACTTTAAAAATTATCTCAAGCTCTTTTCTATCACTGTCTTTCAAATGCTTGAGATTATCCGTTCCTCGCCTTACAAGCATAAACGCTTTATAAAGTTCGGTCTGAAACTCGCACATACCTTGAGCTAAAGAGGACGGTATCGTCCCATTATACCGGTCTGGATCACCATAAATCTTGAAACTTACGTGGTTAACAAAATCAATTTTAATGTCATTGATAGATATTTGCTGACCTTTCTGAACTCTTTCTAAAAACTCTGAAACGTCGCTTAATGATGAGATATCAATTTGATTGTCCATATCTTTTCTCAATGTTATTGTGTTAACCAAACGTCTCTTCAGGCCACTGACTAGCGATAACTTTCCCCACAACGGAGCAACTCTCATTGCATGGGATCATTGGATATTGCGGGTTTAGTGGTTGTAGGAACACCTGACCGCTATCCCTGATCAGTTTCTTGAAGGTAAACTCGTCACCACCAAGTCTGGCTATGCAGAAATCACCAGGCTCAACAGTCTGCTCAGGGTCAACAAGAATTAACATCCCGTCAGGAAAGCTTGGCTTGTAGCCTGTTGGTGCGGTCATGGAATTACCTTCAACCTCAAGCCAGAATGCAGAGCCACTGGCTTTTTTAGTTGTGCTTACCCATTTCTCCGCATCACTTTTGGTAAAGGTTCTAAGCTCAGGCGAGAACATCCCGGCCTGAACATGAGAAAAAACAGGGTACTCATACTCACTTCTAAGTGACGGCTGCATACTAACCGCTTCATACATCTCGTAGATTTCTCTGGCGATTGAAGGGCTAAATTCTTCAACGCTAACGTTGAGAATTTTTGCAAGCAATGCGGCGTTATAAGCATTTAATGCATTGATACCATTAAATAAAGCACCAACGCCTGACTGCCCCATCCCCATCTTGTCTGCGACAGATTCCTGAGATAAGCCAAGTTCATTTTTCTTTTTTTCATAAATAGCTTTAAGGCGACGTGCGTCCTCAAGCTGCTCTTGTGTTAACGGTTTCTTTTTTGCGCTCATACATTAAATCTATCACCGCAAGGGATAAATACCTAACACCGTGCGTGTTGACTGTTTTACCTCTAGCGGTGATAATAATTGCATGTACTAAGGAGGTTCTATGGAACAACGCATAACCCTGAAAGATTATGCAATGCGCTTTGGGCAAACCAAGACGGCTAAAGATCTCGGCGTATATCAAAGCGCGATTAACAAGGCCATTCATGCAGGCCGAAAGATTTTTTTAACTATAAACGCAGATGGAAGCGTTTATGCGGAAGAGGTAAAGCCCTTCCCGAGTAACAAAAAAACAACAGCATAAATAACACCGCTCTTACACATCACAGCCCTGAAAAAGGGCATCCAATTAAACCACACCTATGGTGTATGCATTTATTTGCATACATTCAATCAATTGTTATCTAAGGAAATACTTACATATGGTTCGTGCAAACAAACGCAACGAGGCACTACGAATCGAGAGTGCGTTGCTTAACAAAATCGCAATGCTTGGAACTGAGAAGACAGCGGAAGCTGTGGGAGTTGATAAGTCGCAGATCAGCAGGTGGAAGAGAGACTGGATTCCCAAGTTCTCAATGCTGCTTGCTGTTCTTGAATGGGGGGTCGTTGACGACGACATGGCTCGATTGGCGCGACAAGTTGCTGCGATTCTCACCAATAAAAAACGCCCGGCGGCAACCGAGCGTTCTGAACAAATCCAGATGGAGTTCTGAGGTCATTACTGGATCTATCAACAGGAGTCATTATGACAAATACAGCAAAAATACTCAACTTCGGCAGAGGTAACTTTGCCGGACAGGAGCGTAATGTGGCAGATCTCGATGATGGTTACGCCAGACTATCAAATATGCTGCTTGAGGCTTATTCGGGCGCAGATCTGACCAAGCGACAGTTTAAAGTGCTGCTTGCCATTCTGCGTAAAACCTATGGGTGGAATAAACCAATGGACAGAATCACCGATTCTCAACTTAGCGAGATTACAAAGTTACCTGTCAAACGGTGCAATGAAGCCAAGTTAGAACTCGTCAGAATGAATATTATCAAGCAGCAAGGCGGCATGTTTGGACCAAATAAAAACATCTCAGAATGGTGCATCCCTCAAAACGAGGGAAAATCCCCTAAAACGAGGGATAAAACATCCCTCAAATTGGGGGATTGCTATCCCTCAAAACAGGGGGACACAAAAGACACTATTACAAAAGAAAAAAGAAAAGATTATTCGTCAGAGAATTCTGGCGAATCCTCTGACCAGCCAGAAAACGACCTTTCTGTGGTGAAACCGGATGCTGCAATTCAGAGCGGCAGCAAGTGGGGGACAGCAGAAGACCTGACCGCCGCAGAGTGGATGTTTGACATGGTGAAGACTATCGCACCATCAGCCAGAAAACCGAATTTTGCTGGGTGGGCTAACGATATCCGCCTGATGCGTGAACGTGACGGACGTAACCACCGCGACATGTGCGTGCTGTTCCGCTGGGCATGCCAGGACAACTTCTGGTCCGGTAACGTGCTGAGCCCGGCCAAACTCCGCGATAAGTGGACCCAACTCGAAATCAACCGTAACAAGCAACAGGCAGGCGTGACAGCCAGCAAACCAAAACTCGACCTGACAAACACAGACTGGATTTACGGGGTGGATCTATGAAAAACATCGCCGCACAGATGGTTAACTTTGACCGTGAGCAGATGCGTCGGATCGCCAACAACATGCCGGAACAGTACGATGAAAAGCCGCAGGTACAGCAGGTAGCGCAGATCATCAACGGTGTGTTCAGCCAGTTACTGGCAACTTTCCCGGCGAGCCTGGCTAACCGTGACCAGAACGAAGTGAACGAAATCCGTCGCCAGTGGGTTCTGGCTTTTCGGGAAAACGGGATCACCACGATGGAACAGGTTAACGCAGGAATGCGCGTAGCCCGTCGGCAGAATCGACCATTTCTGCCATCACCCGGGCAGTTTGTTGCATGGTGCCGGGAAGAAGCATCCGTTATCGCCGGACTGCCAAACGTCAGCGAGCTGGTTGATATGGTTTACGAGTATTGCCGGAAGCGAGGCCTGTATCCGGATGCGGAGTCTTATCCGTGGAAATCAAACGCGCACTACTGGCTGATTACCAACCTGTATCAGAACATGCGGGCCAATGCGCTTACTGATGCGGAATTACGCCGTAAGGCCGCAGATGAGCTTGTCCATATGACTGCGAGAATTAACCGTGGTGAGGCGATCCCTGAACCAGTAAAACAACTTCCTGTCATGGGCGGTAGACCTCTAAATCGTGCACAGGCTCTGGCGAAGATCGCAGAAATCAAAGCTAAGTTCGGACTGAAAGGAGCAAGTGTATGACGGGCAAAGAGGCAATTATTCATTACCTGGGGACGCATAATAGCTTCTGTGCGCCGGACGTTGCCGCGCTAACAGGCGCAACAGTAACCAGCATAAATCAGGCCGCGGCTAAAATGGCACGGGCAGGTCTTCTGGTTATCGAAGGTAAGGTCTGGCGAACGGTGTATTACCGGTTTGCTACTAGGGAAGAACGGGAAGGAAAGATGAGCACGAACCTGATTTTTAAGGAGTGTCGCCAGAGTGCCGCGATGAAACGGGTATTGGCGGTATATGGAGTTAAAAGATGACCATCTACATTACTGAGCTAATAACAGGCCTGCTGGTAATCGCAGGCCTTTTTATTTGGGGGAGAGGGAAGTCATGAAAAAACTAACCTTTGAAATTCGATCTCCAGCACATCAGCAAAACGCTATTCACGCAGTACAGCAAATCCTTCCAGACCCAACCAAACCAATCGTAGTAACCATTCAGGAACGCAACCGCAGCTTAGACCAAAACAGGAAGCTATGGGCCTGCTTAGGTGACGTCTCTCGTCAGGTTGAATGGCATGGTCGCTGGCTGGATGCAGAAAGCTGGAAGTGTGTGTTTACCGCAGCATTAAAGCAGCAGGATGTTGTTCCTAACCTTGCCGGGAATGGCTTTGTGGTAATAGGCCAGTCAACCAGCAGGATGCGTGTAGGCGAATTTGCGGAGCTATTAGAGCTTATACAGGCATTCGGTATAGAGCGTGGCGTTAAGTGGTCAGACGAAGCGAGACTGGCTCTGGAGTGGAAAGCGAGATGGGGAGATCGGGCTGCATGACTATCAAATCAAATACGCCAGCACACGACAAGGACTGCTGGCAAACGCCGCTTTGGCTTTTTGATGCACTGGATATTGAGTTTGGATTCTGGCTGGATTCGGCAGCGAGCGACAAAAATGCTCTGTGTGCTCACTGGCTAACTGAGGCCGACGACGCGCTCAATTCTGAGTGGGTAAGCCACGGTGCAATCTGGAATAACCCACCGTACAGCAATATCAGGCCGTGGGTGGAAAAAGCCGCTGAGCAGTGCATACAACAGCGACAGACGGTAGTTATGCTTGTGCCAGAGGATATGTCAGTCGGATGGTTCAGCAAGGCTCTGGAGAGTGTCGACGAAGTTCGCATTATCACTGATGGACGGATTAATTTTATCGAACCATCGACAGGGTTGGAGAAGAAGGGAAACAGCAAAGGCTCCATGCTGCTGATTTGGCGACCGTTCATCAGTCCTCGACGGATGTTTACTACCGTATCCAAAGCGGCATTGATGGCGATCGGGCAGGGCGTCAGGAGGGCGGCATGAGGCGACAGCGACGAAGTTTCACCGACATCATCTGCGAAAACTGCAAATACCTTCCAACGAAACGCTCCAGAAATAAACGCAAGCCAATCCCAAAAGAATCTGACGTAAAAACCTTCAATTACACAGCTCACCTGTGGGATATCCGGTGGCTAAGATATCGTGCGAGGAAATGACAATGGATTATTCACAGTTAAGTGATTTTGAAATTAACAGAATGGTAGGAGACATAATTTTTAAAGGCCTTTGGGCAAGTAAACCGGAAACATCAGGGAATAACACCAACAAATGGTATTACTGAAATGCTGATACAACTTTTGAGCCATTAAATCATTTGCCTGACTACTGCAATGATCCGAGCGCTTCATGGCCGATTATTGAGAAATACAGGATTTCTATCTTAGACCAGTTAACTGAATGGTGTGTGGATGCAAAAGGCGTAAGCCCAATATTTGATACCAGACCTCTCCGCGCCGCCATGATTGTCTTTCTCCTGATGCAGGAGGCCAATAATGCTTAGCCCATCTCAATCCCTTCAATACCTGAAAGGAAGCATAGAGCGGGCTTCAATGAGCACAGAGTGGATTCTATCTAGGTTTAGCGCATACAGAAGATTGCCGGTAAAGGGCATGCCAAGCAAGTCGATGCTGCATATGCAAAAGAATGCGCGCTGGAAGGTATGGCGAAAACACAGGTTATGTGGCTGAAAGAGGGGATTATTAAGGCGTGAATACCTACAGCATCACATTACCCTGGCCTCCGAGCAATAATCGCTATTACCGCCATAATCGCGGGCGCACGCACGTCAGCGCAGAGGGGCAGGCATACCGCGATAACGTCGCCAGAATCATTAAAAACGCAATGCTGGATATCGGCCTGGCTATCCCTGTGAAAATCCGCATTGAGTGCCACATGCCGGATCGCCGTCGCCGTGACCTGGATAATCTGCAAAAAGCCGCTTTTGACGCACTCACTAAAGCAGGTTTCTGGCTGGATGATGCTCAGGTCGTTGATTACCGCGTTGTGAAGATGCCTGTTACCAAAGGTGGGAGGCTGGAACTGACCATCACCGAAATGGGGAATGAATGATGTTTGAGTTTAATATGGCAGAACTTCTTCGCCACCGCTGGATGCGCCTGCGCTTATATCGTTTCCCCAGTTCTGTTTTGACCGATTACCGAATACTGAGGAATTACGCCAAAACCCTGACAGGAGCAGGAGTATGAAGTCAGAGATAACAATCAACTAATACTGTTTTATTGATTTTTGCTTGTAATTGGCGTTCTGGTCTGATTTTTGTGGAGTAAGTTGATGCGTGATATTCAGATGGTTCTTGAGCGTTGGGGAGCGTGGGCGGCTAATAATCATGAAGATGTGACCTGGTCGTCCATTGCCGCCGGTTTTAAGGGATTAATTACTTCAAAAGTAAAATCTCGCCCGCAATGTTGTGACGATGACGCGATGATCATTTGCGGGTGCATGGCCCGTCTGAAAAAGAACAACAGCGATTTGCACGATTTATTAGTAGATTATTATGTAGTCGGTATGACATTCATGTCACTGGCAGGTAAGCATTGCTGCTCTGATGGTTATATCGGGAAAAGGTTACAGAAGGCTGAGGGTATAATTGAAGGGATGTTAATGGCATTAGATATCCGGTTAGAGATGGATATCGTTGTTAATAACTCTAATTAATATGCCAATTGTTTACTAAAAATTATTAAAAATGGGGCGTTGAGACGCCCCCAAAAATAAAGGGTAATATATAACAGAAGGTTTATATAGTTAGAAGCAAGGTTGTGCTCCTAAAGGAAGTGGCTTGAGGGAGCCACTTATATGTTGGGGAGGCAAAGCCTCCCGCAACATATCTTTTAGTAATCAAATTAGAACTGGTAAACCATACCTACAGCAACGATATCATCGGTAGCAACGCCAGATGCTTTCGTGAAATCGCTCTTATCAATCAGGTTGATTTTGTAATCAACAAAAGTGGACATATTTTTGTTGAAGTAATAGGTTGCACCTACATCAATATATTCAACCAGGTCCTGATCACCCCACGCACCCAAGTCTTTTCCTTTAGATTGCAGGTAAGCAACGGACGGACGCAGACCGAAGTCGAACTGATATTGTGCAACTACTTCGAAGTTTTGTGCTTTGTTGGCAATATGGTTATTACCAAAAACAGTCATGTTCTGGGTTTCAGAATAGGTGGTAGCCAGATAGATGTTGTTCGCATCATATTTCAGACCAGCTGCCCATACTTCAGCATTTTGACCAGATGCATTCAGGCTGTTGTTACCGTAGATAACCTGATTATTAGTGCGGTCAGATTTAGCATAGGTTGCACCTACACCGAATCCTTCATACTCATAAGTAGTGGAGAAACCGAAACCATCACCATTAGCTTCAGTTACGTCAGTGCGGTCATTTTTACCCTGATACTGAGCAGCAAAGTTCAGACCATCAACCAGACCAAAGAAGTCATTGTTACGATAAGTTGCAACACCTGTGGTGCGACCAGTCATGAATACATCTGTTTGGGTCCAGGTATCGCCACCGAATTCTGGCAGAACGTCGGTCCATGCACCAATATCGTATGCTACACCGTAGTTACGGCCATAATCGATGGAGCCGTAGTCACCGAATTTCAGGCCAGCGAAGGCAAGACGGGTTTTATCTTTGGAGGAACCTTGAGATTCAGCGCGGTTGCCTTTGAATTCATATTCCCACTGACCGAAACCAGTCAGTTGATCGTTGATTTGGGTTTCACCTTTGAAGCCAAGACGGGCATAAGTAGTATCACCATCATCTGCATCATTAGAGGAGAAGTAGTGCTTAGCATTAACTTTCCCGTACAGATCCAGCTTGTTACTGTCTTTATTATAAATTTCAGCTGCCTGAGCAGACATCGCCATCAGTACTGATGCAGCTACAGCAGAAATTGCCACTGTTAATTTTTTCATCGTGAGCCCTTTTTTTGAACTATTATTAAAAAATGATGTCACTGCGCGATAAATATTCATCTAATCAATGTGATTATTTCAAGATGTAAGTTTTGGTTTCTCATTTGATTTGTGAAGTAGATCTCTATTTTTATCTGAACTTTTTCTATCGAATCCTATTCATGGCTCTTGGCTGAATAAAAATAAATCTATTAGCCAATTTATATTAATGGCTGTTATTTATAAGTGCTCTATAATTTGAAGATTCAATTTAAACCAGCTAAAAATAACGCTGGAAATTATTTGTTGGTTATTTGTTGAGATTTGCTTATGTATTTGTAGTGGTGTTTTCAATACTCGGTAGCATTCTCGCAAATATCATTTAGTGGTTTACGTACGTAAAAAATTGGTTATGCTGTTAAGAGTGGTTACTTCGTCACACAGCTTAAACCCGCCGTCGAGCGGGTTTTTCCATTTTTTGAGTCTCGATATTAGCTGATAACCCAATACCTGAGTTATTCACTGACTCCGAGTCTGTTACGTTTCTGCTTTTTTGCGATACGTTGTATTCCCTCAATTTACACCCGCTTTGTCTGCGAGGTGGGGTTATGAAATCCATGGATAAGTTAACAACGGGTGTCGCCTATGGCACCTCAGCAGGTAGTGCCGGTTACTGGTTTTTACAGCTGCTCGATAAAGTCACGCCCTCACAGTGGGCAGCAATAGGTGTGCTGGGTAGCCTGGTATTTGGCCTGCTGACGTACCTGACAAACCTTTATTTCAAGATTAAAGAAGATAAGCGCAAGGCTGCGAGAGGTGAATAATGCCTCCATCATTACGAAAAGCCGTTGCTGCTGCTATTGGTGGCGGAGCAATTGCTATAGCATCAGTGTTAATTACTGGCCCAAGTGGTAACGATGGTCTGGAAGGTGTCAGCTACGTACCATACAAAGATATCGTTGGCGTATGGACTGTATGTCACGGACACACCGGAAAAGACATCATGCTCGGTAAAACGTATACCAAAGCAGAATGCAAAGCACTCTTGAATAAAGACCTTGCCACTGTCGCCAGACAAATTAACCCGTACATCAAAGTCGATATACCGGAAACAACGCGCGGCGCTCTTTACTCATTCGTTTACAACGTGGGTGCTGGCAATTTCAGAACATCGACGCTTCTTCGCAAAATAAACCAGGGCGATATCAAAGGCGCATGTGATCAGCTACGTCGCTGGACATATGCTGGCGGTAAGCAATGGAAAGGTCTCATGACTCGTCGTGAGATTGAGCGTGAAATCTGTTTGTGGGGTCAGCAATGAACAGAGTAACCGCGATTATCTCCGCTCTGGTTATCTGCATCATCGTCTACCTGTCATGGGCTGTTAATCATTACCGTGATAACGCCATTACCTACAAAGCCCAGCGCGACAAAAATGCCAGAGAACTGAAGCTGGCGAACGCGGCAATTACTGACATGCAGATGCGTCAGCGTGATGTTGCTGCGCTCGATGCAAAATACACGAAGGAGTTAGCTGATGCTAAAGCTGAAAATGATGCTCTGCGTGATGATGTTGCCGCTGGTCGTCGTCGGTTGCACATCAAAGCAGTCTGTCAGTCAGTGCGTGAAGCCACCACCGCCTCCGGCGTGGATAATGCAGCCTCCCCCCGACTGGCAGACACCGCTGAACGGGATTATTTCACCCTCAGAGAGAGGCTGATCACTATGCAAAAACAACTGGAAGGAACCCAGAAGTATATTAATGAGCAGTGCAGATAGAGTTGCCCATATCGATGGGCAACTCATGCAATTATTGTGAGCAATACACACGCGCTTCCAGCGGAGTATAAATGCCTAAAGTAATAAAACCGAGCAATCCATTTACGAATGTTTGCTGGGTTTCTGTTTTAACAACATTTTCTGCGCCGCCACAAATTTTGGCTGCATCGACAGTTTTCTTCTGCCCAATTCCCGAAACGAAGAAATGATGGGTGATGGTTTCCTTTGGTGCTACTGCTGCCGGTTTGTTTTGAACAGTAAACGTCTGTTGAGCACATCCTGTAATAAGCAGGGCCAGCGCAGTAGCGAGTAGCATTTTTTTCATGGTGTTATTCCCGATGCTTTTTGAAGTTCGCAGAATCGTATGTGTAGAAAATTAAACAAACCCTAAACAATGAGTTGAAATTTCATATTGTTAATATTTATTAATGTATGTCAGGTGCGATGAATCGTCATTGTATTCCCGGATTAACTATGTCCACAGCCCTGACGGGGAACTTCTCTGCGGGAGTGTCCGGGAATAATTAAAAACGATGCACACAGGGTTTAGCGCGTACACGTATTGCATTATGCCAACGCCCCGGTGCTGACACGGAAGAAACCGGACGTTATGATTTAGCGTGGAAAGATTTGTGTAGTGTTCTGAATGCTCTCAGTAAATAGTAATGAATTATCAAAGGTATAGTAATATCTTTTATGTTCATGGATATTTGTAACCCATCGGAAAACTCCTGCTTTAGCAAGATTTTCCCTGTATTGCTGAAATGTGATTTCTCTTGATTTCAACCTATCATAGGACGTTTCTATAAGATGCGTGTTTCTTGAGAATTTAACATTTACAACCTTTTTAAGTCCTTTTATTAACACGGTGTTATCGTTTTCTAACACGATGTGAATATTATCTGTGGCTAGATAGTAAATATAATGTGAGACGTTGTGACGTTTTAGTTCAGAATAAAACAATTCACAGTTTAAATCTTTTCGCACTTGATCGAATATTTCTTTAAAAATGGCAACCTGAGCCATTGGTAAAACCTTCCATGTGATACGAGGGCGCGTAGTTTGCATTATCGTTTTTATCGTTTCAATCTGGTCTGACCTCTTTGTGTTTTGTTGATGATTTATGTCAAATATTAGGAATGTTTTCACTTAATAGTATTGGTTGCGTAACAAAGTGCGGTCCTGCTGGCATTCTGGAGGGAAATACAACCGACAGATGTATGTAAGGCCAACGTGCTCAAATCTTCATACAGAAAGATTTGAAGTAATATTTTAACCGCTAGATGAAGAGCAAGCGCATGGAGCGACAAAATGAATAAAGAACAATCTGCTGATGATCCCTCCGTGGATCTGATTCGTGTAAAAAATATGCTTAATAGCACCATTTCTATGAGTTACCCTGATGTTGTAATTGCATGTATAGAACATAAGGTGTCTCTGGAAGCATTCAGAGCAATTGAGGCAGCGTTGGTGAAGCACGATAATAATATGAAGGATTATTCCCTGGTGGTTGACTGATCACCATAACTGCTAATCATTCAAACTATTTAGCCTGTGACAGAGCCAACACGCAGTCTGTCACTGTCAGGAAAGTGGTAAAACTGCAACTCAATTACTGCAATGCCCTCGTAATTAAGTGAATTTACAATATCGTCCTGTTCGGAGGGAAGAACGCGGGATGTTCATTCTTCATCACTTTTAATTGATGTATATGCTCTCTTTTCTGACGTTAGTCTCCGACGGCAGGCTTCAATGACCCAGGCTGAGAAATTCCCGGACCCTTTTTGCTCAAGAGCGATGTTAATTTGTTCAATCATTTGGTTAGGAAAGCGGATGTTGCGGGTTGTTGTTCTGCGGGTTCTGTTCTTCGTTGACATGAGGTTGCCCCGTATTCAGTGTCGCTGATTTGTATTGTCTGAAGTTGTTTTTACGTTAAGTTGATGCAGATCAATTAATACGATACCTGCGTCATAATTGATTATTTGACGTGGTTTGATGGCGTAGATGCACGTTGTGACATGTAGATGATAATTATTATCATTTTGCGGGTCCTTTCCGGCGATCCGACAGGTTACGGGGCGGCGACCTCGCGGGTTTTCGCTATTTATGAAAATTTTCCGGTTTAAGGCGTTTCCGTTCTTCTTCGTCGTAACTTAATGTTTTTATTTAAAATACCCCCTGAAAAGAAAGGAAACGACAGGTGCTGAAAACGAACTTTTGGGCCTTTGTCGTTTCCTTTCTCTGTTTTTGTCCGTGGAATGAACAATGGAAGTCAACAAAAAGCAGCTGGCTGACATTTTCGGTGCGAGTATCCGTACCATTCAGAACTGGCAGGAACAGGGAATGCCCGTTCTGCGAGGCGGTGGCAAGGGTAATGAGGTGCTTTATGACTCTGCCGCCGTTATAAAATGGTATGCCGAAAGGGATGCTGAAATTGAGAACGAAAAGCTGCGCCGGGAGGTTGAAGAACTGCGGCAGGCCAGCGAGGCAGATCTCCAGCCAGGGACTATTGAGTACGAACGCCATCGACTTACGCGTGCACAGGCCGACGCACAGGAGCTGAAAAATGCCAGAGACTCCGCTGAAGTGGTGGAAACCGCATTCTGTACTTTCGTGCTGTCGCGGATCGCAGGTGAAATTGCCAGTATTCTCGACGGGATCCCCCTGTCGGTGCAGCGGCGTTTTCCGGAACTGGAAAACCGACATGTTGATTTCCTGAAACGGGATATCATCAAAGCCATGAACAAAGCAGCCGCGCTGGATGAACTGATACCGGGGTTGCTGAGTGAATATATCGAACAGTCAGGTTAACAGGCTGCGGCATTTTGTCCGCGCCGGGCTTCGCTCACTGTTCAGGCCGGAGCCACAGACCGCCGTTGAATGGGCGGATGCCAATTATTATCTCCCGAAAGAATCCGCATACCAGGAAGGGCGCTGGGAAACACTGCCCTTTCAGCGGGCCATCATGAATGCGATGGGCAGTGACTACGTCCGCGAGGTGAATGTGGTGAAGTCTGCCCGTGTTGGTTATTCCAAAATGCTGCTGGGTGTTTATGCCTACTTCATAGAGCATAAGCAGCGCAACACCCTTATCTGGTTGCCGACGGATGGTGATGCCGAGAACTTTATGAAAACCCACGTTGAGCCGACCATCCGCGATATTCCTTCGCTGCTTGCGCTGGCCCCGTGGTATGGCAAAAAGCACCGGGATAACACGCTCACCATGAAGCGTTTCACCAATGGGCGTGGCTTCTGGTGCCTGGGCGGTAAAGCGGCAAAAAACTACCGTGAAAAGTCGGTGGATGTGGCGGGTTATGATGAACTTGCTGCCTTTGATGAGGATATTGAACAGGAAGGCTCTCCGACGTTCCTTGGCGACAAACGTATTGAAGGCTCGGTCTGGCCAAAGTCCATCCGTGGCTCCACGCCCAAAGTGAGAGGCACCTGCCAGATTGAGCGTGCAGCCAGTGAATCCCCGCATTTTATGCGTTTTCATGTTGCCTGCCCGCACTGCGGGGAGGAGCAGTACCTTAAATTTGGCGATAAAGAGACGCCGTTTGGCCTCAAATGGACGCCGGATGATCCCTCCAGCGTGTTTTATCTCTGCGAACATAATGCCTGCGTCATCCGCCAGCAGGAGCTGGACTTCACTGATGCCCGTTATATCTGCGAAAAGACCGGGATCTGGACCCGTGATGGCATTCTCTGGTTTTCGTCATCCGGTGAAGAGATTGAGCCGCCGGACAGCGTGACCTTTCACATCTGGACGGCGTACAGCCCGTTCACCACCTGGGTGCAGATTGTCAAAGACTGGATGAAAACGAAAGGGGATACGGGAAAACGTAAAACCTTCGTAAACACCACGCTCGGTGAGACGTGGGAGGCGAAAATTGGCGAACGTCCGGATGCTGAAGTGATGGCAGAGCGGAAAGAGCATTATTCAGCGCCCGTTCCTGACCGTGTGGCTTACCTGACCGCCGGTATCGACTCCCAGCTGGACCGCTACGAAATGCGTGTATGGGGATGGGGGCCGGGTGAGGAAAGCTGGCTGATTGACCGGCAGATTATTATGGGTCGCCACGACGATGAACAGACGCTGCTGCGTGTGGATGAGGCCATCAATAAAACCTATACCCGCCGGAATGGTGCAGAAATGTCGGTATCCCGTATCTGCTGGGATACTGGCGGGATTGACCCGACCATTGTGTATGAACGCTCGAAAAAACATGGGCTGTTCCGGGTGATCCCCATTAAAGGGGCATCCGTCTACGGAAAGCCGGTGGCCAGCATGCCACGTAAGCGAAACAAAAATGGGGTTTACCTTACCGAAATCGGTACGGATACCGCGAAAGAGCAGATTTATAACCGCTTCACACTGACGCCGGAAGGGGATGAACCGCTTCCCGGTGCCGTTCACTTCCCGAATAACCCGGATATTTTTGATCTGACCGAAGCGCAGCAGCTGACTGCTGAAGAGCAGGTCGAAAAATGGGTGGATGGCAGGAAAAAAATACTGTGGGACAGCAAAAAGCGACGCAATGAGGCGCTCGACTGCTTCGTTTATGCGCTGGCGGCGCTGCGCATCAGTATTTCCCGCTGGCAGCTGGATCTCAGTGCACTGCTGGCGAGCCTGCAGGAAGAGGATGGTGCAGCAACCAACAAGAAAACACTGGCAGATTACGCCCGTGCCTTATCCGGAGAGGATGAATGACGCGACAGGAAGAACTTGCCGCTGCCCGTGCGGCACTGCATGACCTGATGACAGGAAAACGGGTGGCAACGGTACAGAAAGACGGACGGAGAGTGGAGTTTACGGCCACTTCCGTGTCTGACCTGAAAAAATACATTGCGGAGCTGGAAGTGCAGACCGGCATGACACAGCGACGCAGGGGACCTGCAGGATTTTATGTATGAAAACGTCCACCATTCCCACCCTTCTGGGGCCGGACGGCATGACATCGCTGCGTGAATATGCCGGTTATCACGGCGGTGGCAGCGGATTTGGTGGGCAGTTGCGGGCGTGGAACCCACCGGGTGAAAGTGTGGATGCAGCCCTGCTGCCCAACTTTACCCGTGGCAATGCCCGCGCAGACGATCTGGTACGCAATAACGGCTATGCCGCCAACGCCATCCAGTTGCATCAGGATCATATCGTCGGGTCTTTTTTCCGGCTCAGTCATCGCCCAAGCTGGCGCTATCTGGCCATCGGGGAGGAAGAAGCCCGTGCCTTTTCCCGCGAGGTTGAAGCGGCATGGAAAGAGTTTGCCGAGGATGACTGCTGCTGCATTGACGTTGAGCGAAAACGCACGTTTACCATGATGATTCGGGAAGGTGTGGCCATGCACGCCTTTAACGGTGAACTGTTCGTTCAGGCCACCTGGGATACCAGTCCGTCGCGGCTTTTCCGGACACAGTTCCGGATGGTCAGCCCGAAGCGCATCAGCAACCCGAACAATACCGGCGACAGCCGGAACTGCCGTGCCGGTGTGCAGATTAATGACAGCGGTGCGGCGCTGGGATATTACGTCAGCGAGGACGGCTATCCTGGCTGGATGCCGCAGAAATGGACATGGATACCCCGTGAGTTACCCGGCGGGCGCGCCTCGTTCATTCACGTTTTTGAACCCGTGGAGGACGGGCAGACCCGCGGTGCAAATGTGTTTTACAGCGTGATGGAGCAGATGAAGATGCTCGACACGCTGCAGAACACGCAGCTGCAGAGCGCCATTGTGAAGGCGATTTATGTCTATCATCTCACCGTAGTTGCCCGCATCGTTCGCCAACTCCACTGAAACCCTTGCTGCGTCTGGAATGTCGTTTTCCATGCTTTTGATGACCGTTCATCACCCTTCCAGTTTTTCGCGGTTTTGTGTATTGCAATGTGTATTGCAAATTGGCGATCGGGATGGGTGTGTATTGCAAATCTCTTGAGGGCTTTTAATGGCTATTGAAAACAAACTCAGTGACAAACTGTTAAAGAGTCTTGTCGGAAAACGGCAGGACAAACAAAAAACAATAGCGGATGGGCGCGGGTTGTCTGTGCGTGTAAGCATGGTTGGGGGGATCAGCTTTGTTTTTTACTATCGTCTTGGTGGCAGGGAATCCCCTCCGGTATGGCTTACACTTGGTCGCTATCCTGACATGTCTCTTGCAACGGCCAGGCGCATGCGTGATCAGTGCCGTGAATGGCTGGCTGAAAATCTGGACCCCCGCAGGCAAATAAAACTTGCTGCCGAAAAAACTATGCAACCAGTGACCGTAAGGGATGCGCTGTTTTACTGGTACGACAATCACGCCACAACAGCCAGAAAAGAGCATGAATATTTAATAAAACGATTTGAAAAGCATATCTTCCCCTATATCGGTGATATGGCTATAGAACAGTGCAAATTACACACATGGCTTACCGTCTTTGACAGGATCAAAAAAAATGCGCCTGTTATGTCTGGTGCAATTTTTCTTGATATCAAACAGGCGTTGCGTTTTTGTCGCGTCAGGCAATACATCGCGTGCGATCCCTTTGGAGATATTAACGTAAGTTATGTCGGGCGCTCATCCGGTATAAGGGATCGCGTTCTTAATATCAATGAAACCGCTGATGTATGGTCTTATGCTTACGGTAATAATTTGCTAACTCTGTCATCAATATATAACCGAAGAATAATGGTTATCTGCCTGGTGTTTGGTTGCCGACAGCAGGAGGCGAGGCTATCCACCTGGGACGAATGGGATTTAAAAAACTGGGTATGGACAGTCCCAAAAGAGCACAGCAAAAACAAGGAGGCTATAGTAAGGCCTGTTCCTGACGGAATAAAACAATGGATCGTTAATCTTTACGCAGAAACAAAAAATCGCGGTTATGTTGTCGGTTGTGCTTTGCAAAGGGCGACAATAACAGGGGCTGCAAACAGAATATGCAGGCGTCTTGGTCATGATACTAATGGCTTGTGGTGCATACATGATTTCAGGCGCACATTTTCCACTACGCTTAATGATATGGGGGCGGATCCTTATATTGTCGAACTTCTTTTAGGTCATAAAGTGAAAGGGGTTGCTGGTGTTTACAATAAAAGCAGGCATATAAAGAAAAAACTTGAGGTGCTTAATATGTGGGTTAATTACCTTAATACGATAGCAGGATTTAACAACAACGTTATCGAGCTTAATAAAGAGGTGGTGTGATATGGCAATTTATTCTCTTGTTGATGAAAACGATTTGCGCACAATGAAGGACATTGATCGGTTCATTCGTGAAAAAGAGTGCATAGCACTTACCACGCTGGCAAACTCAACACGCTGGAAAATGGAGCAGGCAGGTAAATTCCCGCGACGTATCAAGATCGGTGAACGTGCTGCAGGGTATCGACTTTCAGAGGTTCAGGCATGGATCCGTGGTGAGTGGCATCCTGGATGGAAACCTGGAAAAACAAAACAGCAATAACCAGTAAATAATGCCCCTCATCACGAGGGGTTTTTTGTCTATAAGGTAAAAACGCGATGAATAAAAATATTGCCGTGACGGGCAAGGGGTACGCTCGTCCAGTGAAAAAATTCTGCGATATTCGTGATCTCGTCGTTCTGCGCTTTGATAGTGTGAACGTTCGTGTGGTGTATCTGAACGGCGATCCGTGGTTTGTTGCAAAAGATGTTTGTGCTGCGCTGGAACTAACCAATTCGCGTACGGCGTTGCAGATGCTTGATGATGATGAAAAGGGAGTAAATTTAACTTACACCCCAGGAGGAAATCAGAATATGAGAATTATCTCTGAGTCAGGTTTCTACAAACTAATAGCCCGCAGCCGCAAAGCAACGACGCCTGGCACATTTGCTCATCGTTTCAGTAACTGGGTATTCAGAAATGTGATACCAGGTATCAGAAAAACGGGGACTTATGGTATCCCGTGGGGTGCATTACAGGATTTTTCCCGCCGTAAAGAGCAATATCAAATAAGTGCCAGCGAGAAGGGGAGGGAGCTACAGGCATGTAAGCGCAAAAAGCGTGAGCTGGAGGAAGAAGAAAAAACGCTGATACGTGAATATCAGCCTGAGTTTTACTTTGGTAACCGCATTCAGTGACAAAACAAAGGCGACCGCAAAAGGGTCGCCAGTGGGAACAAGGGAAAACAAAAGCATCACCAACAATGCCACATTTGCGGCTGGTGGGCAATGTGATCAGTCAGATTTGGTTCGTTCCAAGGTTTGCAACGAGAGCTTTTTCCTGTGCTCTTTAAGGAATTTCTCAAGAGCAAACGAACAAGGTGCGAATCTTTCTGATTCATGTTCATGCGCTATATTTTTGCGTCGTCTCTTACGAGTTGGTGATGGTGTTTTGGTTGATTCTGTGTCGCTCATGGTGCTGTCCTGTAAAGCAATGCGCCTGCGTTCCTCAAACTATGGCGCTGATATTGGCTATTCATGCTCTTTGACCTTGCGTCGCTGGAGTTCTTCACGCGCGACGGTGACGAGTTGCCCGATCTCCTCGGCTGCTTTGATGCCGATTTGTTCGACCTTAGCCAGGGCATCCAGTGACGACACAAGGGGATTTTCTCCGCTGCCTTCTGCTTGGCGGCGGGCTATTTCTCCGCGCATGGCGGTTACGATAAATCCGGCATTGCTTTCACCGTCCAGCTTAACGGATTCCATCCCTTGCATAACATCTAGTGGGACTCTGACAGTTGTCAGTTGTGATTTTGCGTTTTTGTTAGCCGTTGCCATTTCTGAAACTCCTAATCATCGGTGTGTTTCAGTATACACAAAAAAAGAAATACAAAAAGCCTTGACGTGTGTTTCATGCGCTCATAACATGAAACACACCGAAAGGATTGTTGAAATACAAAGAGCAACGCCCCGCAGTGCTGGGAACACATACGGGGCGTCTAACCAACAACGTAAACTAGGAGCCGTTATGGTTGCTGTAAATCATATACCACACCTTGTACACACACAAACGGCCTTTGTGTGGCGTTTTCTGGCACTGAGTGCCGGAGAATCTCAAATCATCCACGTAACCGCCTGGACGGAACGCGAAGCGCGTAGCCGTTGCCCGTCCGGTTGTGTTGCTGTATTCGCTGCAAAAATCCGCCAGGGAGTGAGTCATGCTTAAAACCTTCCGTGTATTTGCCCGAGCTGTTAACCCAATAGGCCACACAATTGGTATCGCTCAGAATGTGAAGGCTGTTAATGTTCAGACGGCTATTGCTGCGGTGAGAAGCGAATCATCAGAATATGGCTTATCACAAGTCATTATTTCAGCAGTGTATGAATTAAAAGAGGTGCATTAATGCAGGAAATTACATTACACGAAGCCGCTGAACGTGCGCACCAGACAGAAATTATTTGCCGCCTTCTTGAGGTATACCCGAACAAAATTACAGATGCTGATATATCCGCACTGGCGAGCCTACTGGCGCGTCTTTCGGGAAGTGTCGCTAGTTTTTTGATTGAGGAAGAAAGTAAGCTGGTGGGGGATTAAATGAATACAGAACGGGAAGTCTTTTTTAAATTGTTAGCATGTGCAGAAAGTTCATTAACTTTAAATAATTCAGCAAAAGCAATATTAAATATGTGGCTTGATTGCATAAATGACAATGAAGATGCAAATATTGCTTATGGCCTGTTGTCACTTATTGATGAATCAGCAGAAAAACTCAATGACGCAATAAATAGTGCCCTGCTATCAAATAAGTCGAGTTAAGTCGAGGAATAAATAATATGGAAATGAAAAATTCTGGCTTTATTGCCAGCGGCCCCGCTCGACCTGAATTTATGAACGGCGATATTTACCGCGATAAATACGGCGGCACGGTAACGATTAAAGGCGTGGCAGAACGGCGCATCACTTACCGCCGTGAGGGGTATAGCTATGACTGCGTGATGCCTGTTTATCAGTTCCGGCGTGATTTTTCCCTGGTATATGCCGCACCCCGCAGTAAGCCCATCAGCAGGGAAAAAGCGTGGGGAAATATCCAGAAAATGAAAACCATGATTAACGGATTCAGAGGTAAAAAATGAAACTGGCACCGAACGTAAAACAGCAGTCACGCGGCATAAAACACAAAGGAACAGAAGTCATTATTTTTGCGGGTAGTGATGCCTGGGCACACGCGAAACAATGGCAGGAACATGATGCGCGTATGGCCGGAGATAATGAGCCTCCTGTGTGGCTTGGGGAGCAGCAGCTATCCGAACTGGATAATCTGCAAATTGTGCCGGAAGGCCGAAAATCAGCACGCATATACAGGGCCGGATATCTTGCGCCTGTAATGATAAAGGCGATTGGTCAGAAGCTGGCGGCAGCAGGCGTACAGGATGCAAATTTTTATCCTGAGGGTATGCACGGCCAGGAGGTGCAGAACTGGCGCGAATATCTGGCCCGTGAACGCCAGAATCTTTCTGATGGTCTGGTCATTGAGCTTCCGGTAAAGCAAAAGGCGCAACTTTCGCAGATGGCGGACAGTGAGCGCGCGCAGTTGCTTGCCGATCGCTTTGATGGCGTTTGCGTACATCCTGAAAGTGAAATCGTTCACGTATGGCGCGGCGGGGTATGGTGTCCGGTCAGCACAATGGAACTTAGCCGCGAAATGGTGGCGATCTATTCAGAGCACAGGGCCACTTTCAGCAAGCGCGTAATCAATAACGCCGTGGAAGCGTTAAAAGTTATTGCCGAACCAATGGGCGAGCCGTCTGGCGATTTGCTGCCGTTCGCCAATGGTGCGCTTGACCTGAAAACGGGGGAATTTTCCCCGCACACGCCGGAGAACTGGATCACCACGCACAACGGCATTGAGTACACGCCACCAGCACCAGGGGAGAACATCCGCGATAACGCGCCAAACTTTCATAAATGGCTTGAGCACGCAGCCGGAAAAGACCCGCGCAAGATGATGCGTATATGTGCCGCGCTGTACATGATTATGGCGAACCGGTACGACTGGCAGATGTTTATTGAGGCCACCGGAGACGGCGGGAGCGGTAAAAGTACATTCACACACATAGCCAGCCTTCTGGCAGGGAAACAGAACACGGTAAGCGCTGAAATGACATCGCTTGATGATGCTGGTGGACGTGCGCAGGTTGTCGGGAGTCGTCTTATCGTCCTGGCTGACCAGCCGAAATATACAGGCGAAGGAACGGGCATCAAGAAAATCACAGGCGGCGACCCCGTGGAAATTAACCCGAAATATGAAAAGCGTTTCACGGCGGTAATCAGGGCGGTGGTGCTGGCGACCAACAACAACCCGATGATATTCACCGAACGGGCCGGAGGTGTGGCACGTCGTCGCGTGATTTTCCGTTTCGACAATATCGTCAGTGAGGCCGAAAAAGACAGGGAGCTACCGGAAAAGATTGCGGCTGAAATCCCCGTTATTATCCGCCGATTGCTGGCGAACTTTACCGACCCTGAGAAGGCACGGGCTTTACTACTGGAACAGCGTGACGGTGATGAAGCACTGGCAATAAAGCAACAGACGGATCCGGTTATTGAGTTTTGCCAGTTCCTGAATTTTCTGGAGGAAGCGCGCGGCCTGATGATGGGTGGCGGTGGTGATTCAGTGAAGTACACGACCAGGAACAGCCTTTACCGCGTCTATCTGGCGTTTATGGCATACGCGGGCAGGAGCAAACCGCTAAACGTGGCTGAGTTCAGCAAGGCCATGAAGCCAGCGGCGAAAGTTTACGGGCATGAATATATTACGCGAAAAGTTAAGGGAGTAACGCAGACCAACGCAATTACAACAGACGATTGCGACGCGTTTTTATAATTTTTTGTAAAAGCCATCTACCCCATCTACCTGAACAAAATAAACGCATATTATTCAACATGATAAGTGGGTATAGGGCTAGGTAGAAGGCTAATAAAAGCTCTCTACCTCTTCTACCTGATTTTATCAGTTTCAGGTAGCAGGGTAGACGGCAGGTAGAGGAGTCAAAAAGCTATCTACCCGCTGAAAGCCGCGCCATTACTGACATGATGAGCATTCGGGTAGATGGGTAGAGGGGGGGGAGGCACAACTAAAAACTTTTTAAACGAGGGGGGTGAAAATAAATGCGCATACATAAAAATCACTTAACAAACATGCCAGCCGAAAACATGAATCAGGGGCGACAAATGACCAAAATTCGCAGAGACAGAACACAGGCAAAATATAAAGCGTTAGACATGACAGAGCTTTCCTTAAAGGTGGCAATCAAAGCGATAGACCACCACACACGGGCAGGATACGCGAAGGAACATCCCGACCTGATAAGCGCATTCATGACCACAGCAGCGGCAAACTTTGCCACGCTGACAGAACGGGAGATTGCCGAAGCGGAACAGGTGACAACCATCAATGTTAAAACCGGAGAGCAGACAGCATGACAGCACAGATAGCGGCTTACGGGCGGCTGGTGGCTGACCCGCAGTTAAAGACCACCAGCAAAGGGACACAAATGGCGATGGCGAGTATGGCGGTTCCCCTGCCGTGCAGCCAGGCAGATGACGGAACGGCGACGATGTGGTTATCCGTCCTGGCGTTTGGCAGACAGGCCGACGCACTGGCAAAACACCACAAAGGCGAACTGGTGAGCGTGGCGGGTAACATGCAGGTAAGCCAGTGGACAGGCCAGAACGGCGAAACGCGGCGGGGCTGGCAGGTTATCGCAGACAGCGTAATCAGTGCGCGAACGGCGCGACCGGGCGGCAAAAAAGGCCAGCAGGGGCAGGCCACTGACGCACTGAACAGGGCAAAACAACAGTCGGGGAATGATGATCCGTACGGCGATAATATACCGTTTTAAATTCTGCAAACAAAAAGATGCCGGAAAAAAATAGATTTTCCGGCATGCTACATAAATCCCGACCAAAGGAAGTAAATACATTAACACGAATTATCAGCACTGAAGTTGTTACGGCATATTTTATACAACATTGCACTTGGTTGCATGTATTCGCATAGCAGACATCGGTAATAGAATATATTCACAATTATTTGTAATGAATGTAAAGAGGATGAGTATGGTTGATTTATATTCGCCTACACAGCTTGTGCAGGTGGCTAATGCTGAAGATGTGCAAAAAAAATTAAATGCGTTGTTTACCAGTTTGTTTTTCACTCGCTCGGTAATGTTTGAATCGAGAGACATTATTCTTGATACGATCGACGATCCAAATATCCCGATCGCGGCGTTTTGCTCTCCTATGGTGGGCAGTAAAGTTTCACGAGATGAGGGATACGAATCAAAAACAATTCGTCCAGGTTATATGAAGCCGAAAAGCAGCATTGATCCAAATAAGTTAGCTGTGCGCCCTGCTGGTGTGTCACCTGAGCAATACAATGCTTTTGGGGCGCGTAATATTAAAGTTAAACAGGCGATTGTAAATCAGGCTAAAGCTATTCGTGCACGTATTGAATGGCTTGCTGTTCAGGCAATCACAACGGGGAAAAATATCATTGAGGGCGATGGTATTGAACGTTATGAGCTGGACTGGAATATAAAACCACAAAATATCATCACTCAGTCTGGCGGTACTGAGTGGTCAGGTAAGGATAAAGAAACTTTTGATCCAAATGATGATATTGAGAGCTACGCAGAATTTAGTGAGGGCGTCACTAATATCATCATTATGGGTGGTAATGTATGGAAGAAATACCGTTCATTCAGAGCGATAAAAGAGGCTTTGGATACCCGTCGTGGTTCTAATTCCGAACTGGAAACGGCCCTTAAAGACCTTGGTGATTCGGTGAGTTTTAAAGGGTATATGGGCGATGTTGCGATTGTTGTTTACAGCGGGCGTTATACCGACGAGGACGGAACAGAAAAACATTTCCTTGATCCTGATTTGATGGTGCTTGGCAATACGGCTCTTCAGGGGATTGTCGCCTATGGCGGTATTCAGGATCCGGAGCTAATCCGAATGGGGCTGACTAAAGCCGAACTTGCACCGAAAAACTATATTGTGCCTGGTGATCCGGCTATTGAATATGTGCAGACACATTCAGCACCACAGCCAATACCGGCCCGCATCAATCGTTTTGTTACCGTTCGCATTGGCTAAGGGGGAGCAATGGCTACTCATTACACTGAACTCATGGCTGGCACTGAAGCACTGGTGACTACGCTGGGGATATTTTCAGCTAATAAAGGGGTAATTCCTGCATTTACGCCACTGATGCAGGAAGATGCAACAGGTGCACTGGTGGTATGGGATGGTTCGAGCGTAGGTAAAGCGGTTTATGTTTCCGCTGTACAAATCGACACAGCGAAAAAAACACAGGCACAGGTTTATAAGACAGGTGTTTTAAATGTTGATGCTCTGAACTGGCCTGAGTCTGTAAAAGAACTGTCGGCAAAGGTTGCTGCGTTTGTTGGCTCAGGTATTTCTGTTCAGCCGCTGGCTCGTGTGTAAAGGGGGATACAATGCAGAATCATTACAATGACCTTAAGCCAATTGCCGAAATGATGTATCCGGATCCAGCAGTAGAGGAATTAAAGGCTATTGCTGACAAAATGCGTTTAAGTGAACGCCTTGTTGATATGAATCAGGTGATGGAACTTACTACCCTTAGCCGTCGCACATTGCTAAACCTTGAGGCTCGCGGAGAGTTCCCCGAACGCGTACAGGTTACGGAAGGGCGTAAGGCCTGGTATTTAAGTGAAGTGATCGACTGGATAAACAATATTCCTCGATCTTCTGAATATTGCCGCGTACCTGTCCCAAAAAAGCCAGATGCGGCGCTATGCCTCAAGATTGAGCGTGTACGTCGCAATGCACGGGATGGTCGCTATAAGTTGATTGGTTGATGAAATTAGGGCCCGTTCTGGCTGGCGGGTCCTTTCCGGCGATCCGGTAGGCTACGGGGCGGCGACCTCGCGGGTTTTCGCTATTTATGAGCCTTTTTCGGGTGCTGGTGGTGGTTTTGTTGTTCGCTCTATCTCTATGAATAAAAAGGAAAAGATAAAGCCAATACACCAACCTGAAACATTACTTAAGTGGGGATATTGATGAAATCGCACCTGATGAACAAAAAAAACATGGCGCAAAGCTGCCGTGTAAGTGCGACAGCGTTCGACAAGTGGGGAGTGACTCCCGTTGAACGTAAAGGCCGCGAGGCGTTTTATGATGTTGCCAGCGTAATAGACAATCGGGTTAGCAATGCAATTAACCAGATTACAGACGACAAAGGCGAGATTGATGATGATGAACTCCTACGAGTCAGGATCAGATTGCTGACAGCACAGGCAGAGGCGCAGGAGCTTAAAAACGAGCGCGAACGCGGCGACGTTATTGATACAGCGTTTTGTATATACGTGCTTTCAAAATTGGCGAGTCAGATTTCTTCAATCATGGACAGCCTGCCGCTTGCCATGACAAGGAAGTTTCCCGACATGAAGCCGTCTATGCTGGATGGACTGAAAAAAGAAGTTATCAGAGCCTGTAACGCATGCGCAAAACTTGACGAAAACATACCGCTGATGCTGTCCGATTATCTGATGGAAACTGCCGGAAACGTACCGGATAAGTTGCAGCCGAATAAAGATAAGTAACGTAGTACGCTATGACTGAATCCGAAATACTGCGATTAATCCGCCGTGCTTGTGGAATCAGCAAGCAGCATGACGAACAGGCCACGCAGCCGGACAGCGTGACCGCAGATAATTATGTGCGTGTAGTGGCTGAGGTGATGCGCCGTGACGGTATTGAGCTTAACGGCGTGGATATGCGCAACATACGAACAAGAGTCCTTGAGTTGCTGGCATATCGTCGCCGTTCTCAACAACGGAGGGAGAGCGCGAAAAATACTTACCAGTGGAAGAAGCCGGAACGATTGCGGCGGTAACTTGCTGATATTCCCGATAACGCAAAATTGCGCTGGCTGACTTGTTGCATTGCAAAAAGTTAAGCAGGAAGGCACGGCCTGTAAGATGGGATGCAGTAAGTAGTTCAAGGCTACCTTGTGCTGGCACGCACAGTTAAGCCGTCGGTGCTGGATATCCCCCACTGGGGGAAAAGCTGGCTACATCCCTCACATCTGAGGACTGATAACGCGACATTGCGCTGGCTGGCAAAGTGCAAAATTGCACGATGGCCTAACCCATTGATTATTTCGAAAACCTGCAATGCAGGAAATCGGGGAAGTAAGCCTAAGCTATTGATTGTTTCGAAAACCCCCATTGGGGGATGTCGGGAAAGTAAGACTAACCCATTGATTCTTCCACAATCCTCAATTTGAGGAGGCCGGAACGTCTACATAGCTGCATCGCCGTAATGATGATTCAGCCCACCAGCCAAATCAGCACAGCAACGACAGAATAGCCCGACACAGAAAAACCACGAATATGGGGTTTTTGTTATGACATGGTCATGATGACCACTCATACAAAACAGGTAAAGCCCACCAGCCTGATTAAAGGTTAACCGGAAAAAAGCCAGGTATCCAATCTCGATATGGGGATCCCTATATCGACATTAACGCCCACTAAAACTGTGCATATATGCATAGAAAAAGCATCCACCAGCTTTATGACGGATGCCGCTCATCTTATAAATAATCGTGTATTGCAGTGTGTATTGCGACTCCTTTAAACGATAGGTCTGAGCATTCGTAATGTACTGTTTTTAAATTTTATTTTTTCCTGTCTTTTCATAAAGGCGATGTATGCCGCCACCATTGAGAGTGAGCTGGATACGCAGTCAGCGATGGATTTTATTCTGGGCGCGAACAGTAAGGAGCAGCGGGACAAGCTGACCGGCTGGATTGGTGAAATTGCCGCGTATTACGCCGCAGCACCGGTCCGTCTGGGAGGCGCAAAAGTGCCGCACCTGATGCCGGGTGACTCACTGAACCTGCAGACGGCTCAGGATACGGATAACGGCTACTCCGTGTTTGAGCAGTCACTGTTGCGGTATATCGCTGCCGGGCTGGGTGTCTCGTATGAGCAGCTTTCCCGGAATTACGCCCAGATGAGCTACTCCACGGCACGGGCCAGTGCGAACGAGTCGTGGGCGTACTTTATGGGGCGGCGAAAATTCGTCGCATCCCGTCAGGCGAGCCAGATGTTTCTGTGCTGGCTGGAAGAGGCCATCGTTCGCCGCGTGGTGACGTTACCTTCAAAAGCGCGCTTCAGTTTTCAGGAAGCCCGCAGTGCCTGGGGGAACTGCGACTGGATAGGCTCCGGTCGTATGGCCATCGATGGTCTGAAAGAAGTTCAGGAAGCGGTGATGCTGATAGAAGCCGGACTGAGTACCTACGAGAAAGAGTGCGCAAAACGCGGTGACGACTATCAGGAAATTTTTGCCCAGCAGGTCCGTGAAACGATGGAGCGCCGTGCAGCCGGTCTTAAACCGCCCGCCTGGGCGGCTGCAGCATTTGAATCCGGACTGCGACAATCAACAGAGGAGGAGAAGAGTGACAGCAGAGCTGCGTAATCTCCCGCATATTGCCAGCATGGCCTTTAATGAGCCGCTGATGCTTGAACCCGCCTATGCGCGGGTTTTCTTTTGTGCGCTTGCAGGCCAGCTTGGGATCAGCCGCCTGACAGATGCGGTGTCCGGTGACAGCCTGACTGCCCCGGAGGCACCCGCGACGCTGGCGTTATCCGGTGATGATGACGGACCACGACAGGCCCGCAGTTATCAGGTCATGAACGGCATCGCCGTGCTGCCGGTGTCCGGCACGCTGGTCAGCCGGACGCGAGCGCTGCAGCCGTATTCGGGGATGACCGGTTACAACGGCATTATCGCCCGTCTGCAACAGGCTGCCAGCGACCCGATGGTGGACGGCATTCTGCTCGATATGGATACGCCAGGCGGGATGGTGGCAGGGGCATTTGACTGCGCTGACATCATCGCCCGTGTGCGTGACATAAAGCCGGTATGGGCGCTGGCCAATGACATGAACTGCAGTGCAGGGCAGCTGCTTGCCAGCGCCGCCTCCCGGCGTCTGGTCACGCAGACCGCCCGGACAGGCTCCATCGGCGTCATGATGGCTCACAGTAATTACGGTGCTGCGCTGGAGAAACAGGGCGTGGAAATCACGCTGATTTACAGCGGCAGCCATAAGGTGGATGGCAACCCCTACAGCCATCTTCCGGATGACGTCCGGGAGACACTGCAGTCCCGGATGGATGCAACCCGCCAGATGTTTGCGCAGAAGGTGTCGGCATATACCGGCCTGTCCGTGCAGGCTGTGCTGGATACCGAGGCTGCAGTGTACAGCGGTCAGGAGGCCATTGATGCCGGACTGGCTGATGAACTTGTCAACAGCACCGATGCGATCACCGTTATGCGTGATGCACTGGATGCACGTAAATCCCGTCTCTCAGGAGGGCGAATGACCAAAGAGACTCAATCAACAACTGTTTCAGCCACTGCTTCGCAGGCTGACGTTACTGGCGTGGTGCAAGCGACGGAGGGCGAGAACGCCAGCGCGGCGCAGCCGGACGTGAACGCGCAGATCACCGCAGCGGTTGCGGCAGAAAACAGTCGCATTATGGGGATCCTCAACTGTGAGGAGGCTCACGGACGCGAAGAACAGGCTCGCGTGCTGGCCGAAACCCCCGGTATGACCGTGGAAACGGCCCGCCGCATTCTGGCCGCAGCACCACAGAGTGCACAGGCGCGCAGTGACACTGCGCTGGATCGTCTGATGCAGGGGGCACCGGCACCGCTGGCTGCAGGTAACCCGGCATCTGATGCCGTTAACGATTTGCTGAACACACCAGTGTAAGGGATGTTTATGACGAGCAAAGAAACCTTTACCCATTACCAGCCGCTGGGCAACAGTGACCCGGCTCATACCGCAACCGCGCCTGGCGGATTGAGTGCGAAAGCGCCTGCAATGACCCCGCTGATGCTGGACACCTCCACCCGTAAGCTGGTTGCGTGGGATGGCACCACCGACGGTGCTGCCGTTGGCATTCTTGCGGTTGCTGCTGACCAGACCAGCACCACACTGACGTTCTACAAGTCCGGCACGTTCCGTTATGAGGATGTGCTCTGGCCGGAGGCTGCCAGCGACGAGACGAAAAAACGGACCGCGTTTGCCGGAACGGCAATCAGCATCGTTTAACCTGACCCTTCATCACTAAAGGCCGCATGTGCGGCTTTTTTTACGGGATTTTTTTATGTCGATGTACACAACCGCCCAGCTGCTGGCGGCAAATGAGCAGAAATTTAAGTTTGATCCACTGTTTCTGCGTCTCTTTTTCCGTGAGAGCTATCCCTTCACCACGGAGAAAGTCTATCTCTCACAAATTCCGGGACTGGTAAACATGGCGCTGTACGTTTCGCCGATTGTTTCCGGTGAGGTTATCCGCTCCCGTGGCGGCTCCACCTCTGAATTTACACCGGGATATGTCAAGCCCAAGCATGAGGTGAATCCGCAGATGACCCTGCGTCGCCTGCCGGATGAAGATCCGCAGAATCTGGCGGACCCGGCTTACCGCCGCCGTCGCATCATCATGCAGAACATGCGAGACGAAGAGCTGGCCATTGCTCAGGTCGAAGAGATGCAGGCCGTTTCTGCCGTGCTCAAGGGCAAATACACCATGACCGGTGAAGCCTTCGATCCGGTTGAGGTGGATATGGGCCGCAGTGCGGCGAACAACATCACGCAGTCCGGCGGCACGGAGTGGAGCAAGCGTGACAAGTCCACGTATGACCCGACCGACGATATCGAAGCCTACGCGCTGAACGCCAGCGGCGTGGTGAATATCATCGTGTTTGATCCGAAAGGCTGGGCGCTGTTCCGTTCCTTCAAAGCCGTCAGGGAGAAGCTGGATACCCGTCGCGGCTCTCATTCCGAGCTGGAGACAGCGGTGAAAGACCTGGGTAAAGCGGTGTCCTATAAGGGGATGTATGGCGATGTGGCCATCGTCGTGTATTCCGGACAGTACGTGGAAAACGGCGTCAAAAAGAACTTCCTGCCGGACAACACGATGGTGCTGGGTAACACTCATGCACGCGGTCTGCGCACCTATGGCTGTATTCAGGATGCGGATGCATTGAGTGAGGGTATTAATGCGTCTCCCCGTTATCCGAAAAACTGGAAGACATCCGGCGATCCGGCGCGAGAGTTCACCATGATTCAGTCAGCACCGCTGATGCTGCTGGCTGATCCTGATGAGTTCGTGTCCGTTCAACTGGCGTAATCATGGCCCTTCGGGGCCATTTTCTCTCTGTGGAGGAGTCCATGACGAAAGATGAACTGATTGCCCGTCTTCAGGTGCTGGGTGAGCAACTGAACCGTGATGTCAGCCTGACGGGGACGAAAGAAGAACTGGCACTCCGTGTGGCAGAGCTGGAAGAGGAGCTTGATGACACGGATGACGCTGCCGGTCAGGACACATCTGTCAGCCCGGAAAATGCGCTGAGCGGACATGAAAATGAGGTGGTATCAGCGCAGCCGGATACCGTGACTGATACGGCTGATCTGGTCACGGTTGTGGCACTGGTGACGCTGCATACTGATGCACTTCACGCCACGCGGGATGAGGCTGTGGCATTTGTGCTGCCGGGAACGGCGTTCCGTGTCTCTGCCGGTGTGGCAGCCGAAATGACAGAACGTGGCCTGGCCAGAATGCAATAACGGGAGGCGCTGTGGCTGATTTCGATAACCTGTTCGATGCTGCCATTGCCCGCGCTGATGAAACGATACGCGGGTACATGGGAACGTCAGCCACCATGACATCCGGTGAGCAGTCCGGCGCAGTAATACGTGGTGTTTTTGATGACCCTGAAAATATCAGCTATGCCGGACAGGGCGTGCGCGTTGAAGGCTCCAGCCCGTCCCTGTTTGTCCGGACTGATGATGTGCGGCAGCTGCGGCGCGGCGACACGCTGACCATCGGTGAGGAAAACTTCTGGATAGACCGGATTTCGACGGATGATGGCGGAAGCTGTCATCTCTGGCTTGGGCGTGGCGTGCCGCCTGCCGTTAACCGTCGTCGCTGAAGGGGGGATGTATGGCCATAAAAGGTCTTGAGCAGGCCGTTGAAAACCTCAGTCGTATCAGCAAAACGGCGGTGCCCGGTGCGTCAGCAATGGCCATTAACCGCGTTGCTTCATCCGCGATATCGCAGTCTGCGTCACAGGTTGCCCGTGAGACAAGGGTACGCCGGAAACTGGTAAAGGAAAGGGCCAGGCTGAAAAGGGCCACGGTTAAAAATCCGCAGGCCAGAATCAAGGTTAACCGGGGGGATTTGCCCGTAATCAAGCTGGGTAACGCGCGGGTTGTCCTGTCCCGACGCAGGCGTCGTAAAAAGGGGCAGCGTTCATCCCTGAAAGGTGGCGGCAGCGTGCTTGTGGTGGGAAACCGTCGTATTCCCGGCGCGTTTATTCAGCAACTGAAAAATGGCCGGTGGCATGTCATGCAGCGTGTGGCCGGGAAAAACCGTTACCCCATTGATGTGGTGAAAATCCCGATGGCGGTGCCGCTGACCACGGCGTTTAAACAGAATATTGAGCGGATACGGCGTGAACGTCTTCCGAAAGAGCTGGACTATGCGCTGCAGCATCAACTGAGAATGGTAATAAAGCGATGAAACATACTGAACTCCGTGCAGCCGTACTGGATGCACTGGAGAAGCATGACACCGGGGCGACGTTTTTTGATGGTCGCCCCGCTGTTTTTGATGAGGCGGATTTTCCGGCAGTTGCCGTTTATCTCACCGGCGCTGAATACACGGGCGAAGAGCTGGACAGCGATACCTGGCAGGCGGAGCTGCATATCGAAGTTTTCCTGCCTGCTCAGGTGCCGGATTCAGAGCTGGATGCGTGGATGGAGTCCCGGATTTATCCGGTGATGAACGATATCCCGGCACTGTCAGATTTGATCACCAGTATGGTGGCCAGTGGCTATGACTACCGGCGCGACGATGATGCGGGCCTGTGGAGTTCAGCCGATCTGACTTATGTCATTACCTATGAAATGTGAGGACGATATGCCAACACCAAATCCTCTGGCACCGGTGAAAGGGGCCGGAACCACTCTGTGGGTTTATAAGGGGAACGGTGACCCTTATGCGAACCCGCTTTCAGACGTTGACTGGTCGCGTCTGGCAAAAGTTAAAGACCTGACGCCCGGCGAACTGACCGCAGAGTCCTATGACGACAGTTATCTCGATGATGAAGATCCGGACTGGGCCGCGACCGGACAGGGGCAGAAATCCGCCGGAGATACCAGCTTCACGCTGGCGTGGATGCCCGGAGAGCAGGGGCAGCAGGCGCTGCTGGCGTGGTTTAATGAAGGGGATACCCGTGCCTATAAAATCCGCTTCCCGAACGGCACGGTCGATGTGTTCCGCGGCTGGGTCAGCAGTATCGGTAAGGCGGTGACGGCGAAGGAAGTGATCACCCGCACGGTGAAAGTCACCAACGTGGGACGTCCGTCGATGGCAGAAGATCGCAGCACGGTAACAGCGGCAACCGGCATGACCGTGACGCCTGCCAGCACCTCGGTGGTGAAAGGGAAGAGCACCACGCTGACCGTGGCATTCCAGCCGGAAGGCGCAACCGACAAGAGCTTCCGTGCGGTGTCTGCGGATAAAACAAAAGCCACCGTGTCGGTCAGTGGTATGACCATCACCGTGAAAGGTGTTGCTGCAGGCAAGGTCAACATTCCGGTCGTATCCGGTAATGGTGAGTTTGCTGCGGTTGCAGAAATCAACGTCACCGCCAGTTAATCCGGAGAATCAGCGATGTTCCTGAAAACCGAATCATTTGAACATAACGGCGTGACCGTCACGCTTTCTGAACTGTCAGCCCTGCAGCGTATTGAGCATCTCGCCCTGATGAAACGGCAGGCAGAACAGGCGGAGTCAGACAGCAACCGGAAGTTTACTGTGGAAGACGCCATCAGAACCGGTGCTTTTGTGGTGGCGATGTCCCTGTGGCATAACCATCCACAGAAGACAACGCAGCCGTCCATGAATGAAGCCGTTAAACAGATTGAGCAGGAAGTGCTTACCACCTGGCCCACAGAGGCAATTTCTCATGCTGAAAACGTGGTGTACCGGTTGTCCGGTATGTATGAGTTTGTGGTGAATGATGCACCTGAACAGGCAGAGGACGCCGGGCCTGCAGAGCCTGTTTCTGCGGGAAAGTGTTCGACGGTGAGCTGAGTTTTGCCCTGAAACTGGCGCGCGAGATGGGGCGACCCGACTGGCGCGCCATGCTTGCCGGGATGTCATCCACGGAGTATGCCGACTGGCACCGCTTTTACAGTACCCATTATTTTCATGATGTTCTGCTGGATATGCACTTTTCCGGGCTGACGTACACCGTACTCAGCCTGTTTTTCAGCGATCCGGATATGCATCCGCTGGATTTCAGTCTGCTGAACCGGCGCGAGGCTGACGAAGAGCCTGAAGATGATGTGCTGATGCAGAAAGCGGCAGGGCTTGCCGGAGGCGTCCGCTTTGGCCCGGATGTGAATGAAGTTATCCCCGTTTCCCCGGATGTGGCGGACATGACGGAGGATGACGTAATGCTGATGACAGTATCAGAAGGGATCGCAGGAGGAGTCCGGTATGGCTGAACCGGTAGGCGATCTGGTCGTTGATTTAAGTCTGGATGCGGCCAGATTTGACGAGCAGATGGCCAGAGTCAGGCGTCATTTTTCCGGTACGGAAAGTGATGCGAAAAAAACAGCGGCAGTCGTTGAACAGTCGCTGAGCCGACAGGCACTGGCTGCACAGAAAGCGGGGATTTCCGTCGGGCAGTATAAAGCCGCCATGCGTATGCTGCCTGCACAGTTCACCGACGTGGCCACGCAGCTTGCAGGGGGGCAGAATCCCTGGCTGATCCTGCTGCAACAGGGTGGTCAGGTTAAGGACTCCTTCGGCGGGATGATCCCCATGTTCAGGGGGCTTGCCGGCGCGATCACCCTGCCGATGGTGGGGGCCACCTCGCTGGCGGTGGCGACCGGTGCGCTGGCGTATGCCTGGTATCAGGGCAACTCAACCCTGTCCGATTTCAACAAAACGCTGGTCCTTTCCGGTAATCAGGCGGGACTGACGGCAGATCGTATGCTGGTCCTGTCCAGAGCCGGGCAGGCGGCAGGGCTGACGTTTAACCAGACCAGCGAGTCACTCAGCGCACTGGTTAAGGCGGGGGTAAGCGGTGAGGCTCAGATTGCGTCCATCAGCCAGAGTGTGGCGCGTTTCTCCTCTGCATCCGGCGTGGAGGTGGACAAGGTCGCTGAAGCCTTCGGGAAGCTGACCACTGACCCGACGTCGGGGCTGACAGCGATGGCACGCCAGTTCCATAACGTGACGGCGGAGCAGATTGCGTATGTTGCTCAGTTGCAGCGTTCCGGCGATGAAGCCGGGGCATTGCAGGCGGCGAACGAGGCCGCAACGAAAGGGTTTGATGACCAGACCCGCCGCCTGAAAGAGAACATGGGCACGCTGGAGACCTGGGCAGACAGGACAGCGCGGGCATTCAAATCCATGTGGGATGCGGTGCTGGATATTGGTCGTCCTGATACCGCGCAGGAGATGCTGATTAAGGCAGAGGCTGCGTTTAAGAAAGCAGACGACATCTGGAATCTGCGCAAGGATGATTATTTCGTTAACGATGAAGCGCGGGCGCGTTACTGGGATGATCGTGAAAAGGCCCGTCTTGCGCTTGAAGCCGCCCGAAAGAAGGCTGAGCAGCAGACTCAACAGGACAAAAATGCGCAGCAGCAGAGCGATACCGAAGCATCACGGCTGAAATATACCGAAGAGGCGCAGAAGGCTTACGAACGGCTGCAGACGCCGCTGGAGAAATATACCGCCCGTCAGGAAGAACTGAATAAGGCACTGAAAGACGGGAAAATCCTGCAGGCGGATTACAACACGCTGATGGCGGCGGCGAAAAAGGATTATGAAGCGACGCTGAAAAAGCCGAAACAGTCCGGCGTGAAGGTGTCTGCGGGCGATCGTCAGGAAGACAGTGCTCATGCTGCCCTGCTGACGCTTCAGGCTGAACTCCGGACGCTGGAGAAGCATGCCGGAGCGAATGAGAAAATCAGCCAGCAGCGCCGGGATTTGTGGAAGGCGGAGAGTCAGTTCGCGGTACTGGAGGAGGCGGCGCAACGTCGCCAGTTGTCTGCACAGGAGAAATCCCTGCTGGCGCATAAAGATGAGACGCTGGAGTACAAACGCCAGCTGGCTGCACTTGGCGACAAGGTTACGTATCAGGAGCGCCTGAACGCGCTGGCGCAGCAGGCGGATAAATTCGCACAGCAGCAACGGGCAAAACGGGCCGCCATTGATGCGAAAAGCCGGGGGGTGACTGACCGGCAGGCAGAACGGGAAGCCACGGAACAGCGCCTGAAGGAACAGTATGGCGATAATCCGCTGGCGCTGAATAACGTCATGTCAGAGCAGAAAAAGACCTGGGCGGCTGAAGACCAGCTTCGCGGGAACTGGATGGCAGGCCTGAAGTCCGGCTGGAGTGAGTGGGAAGAGAGCGCCACGGACAGTATGTCGCAGGTAAAAAGTGCAGCCACGCAGACCTTTGATGGTATTGCACAGAATATGGCGGCGATGCTGACCGGCAGTGAGCAGAACTGGCGCAGCTTCACCCGTTCCGTGCTGTCCATGATGACAGAAATTCTGCTTAAGCAGGCAATGGTGGGGATTGTCGGGAGTATCGGCAGCGCCATTGGCGGGGCTGTTGGTGGCGGCGCATCCGCGTCAGGCGGTACAGCCATTCAGGCAGCTGCGGCGAAATTCCATTTTGCGACCGGGGGATTTACGGGAACCGGCGGCAAATATGAGCCAGCGGGGATTGTTCACCGTGGTGAATTTGTCTTCACGAAGGAGGCAACCAGCCGGATTGGTGTCGGCAACCTGTACCGCCTGATGCGGGGCTATGCGGAAGGTGGTTATGTGGGCGGTGCCGGAAGTCCGGCGCAGATGCGGCGGGCTGAAGGCATTAATTTTAATCAGAACAATCACGTGGTGATTCAGAACGACGGTACGAATGGTCTGCCAGGTCCACAGATGATGAAGGCAGTGTATGACATGGCCCGCAAGGGTGCCCGTGATGAAATTCAGACACAGATGCGTGATGGTGGCCTGTTCTCCGGAGGTGGACGATGAAGACCTTCCGCTGGAAAGTGAAACCCGGTATGGATGTGGCTTCGGTCCCTTCTGTAAGAAAGGTGCGCTTTGGTGATGGCTATTCCCAGCGAGCGCCTGCCGGGCTGAATGCCAACCTGAAAACGTACAGCGTGACGCTTTCTGTCCCCCGTGAGGAGGCCACGGTACTGGAGTCGTTTCTGGAAGAGCACGGGGGCTGGAAATCCTTTCTGTGGACGCCGCCTTATGAGTGGCGGCAGATAAAGGTGACCTGCGCAAAATGGTCGTCGCGGGTCAGTATGCTGCGTGTTGAGTTCAGCGCAGAGTTTGAACAGGTGGTGAACTGATGCAGGATATCCGGCAGGAAACACTGAATGAATGCACCCGTGCGGAGCAGTCGGCCAGCGTGGTGCTCTGGGAAATCGACCTGACAGAGGTCGGTGGAGAACGTTATTTTTTCTGTAATGAGCAGAACGAAAAAGGTGAGCCGGTCACCTGGCAGGGGCGACAGTATCAGCCGTATCCCATTCAGGGGAGCGGTTTTGAACTGAATGGCAAAGGCACCAGTACGCGCCCCACGCTGACGGTTTCTAACCTGTACGGTATGGTCACCGGGATGGCGGAAGATCTGCAGAGTCTGGTCGGCGGAACGGTGGTCCGGCGTAAGGTTTACGCCCGTTTTCTGGATGCGGTGAACTTCGTCAACGGAAACAGTGACGCCGATCCGGAGCAGGAGGTGATCAGCCGCTGGCGCATCGAGCAGTGCAGCGAACTGAGCGCGGTGAGTGCCTCCTTTGTACTGTCCACGCCGACGGAAACGGATGGCGCTGTTTTTCCGGGACGTATCATGCTGGCCAACACCTGCACCTGGACCTATCGCGGTGACGAGTGCGGTTATAGCGGTCCGGCTGTCGCGGATGAATATGACCAGCCGACGTCCGATATCACGAAGGATAAATGCAGCAAATGCCTGAGTGGCTGTAAGTTTCGCAATAACGTCGGCAACTTTGGCGGCTTCCTTTCCATTAACAAACTTTCGCAGTAAATCCCATGACACAGACAGAATCAGCGATTCTGGCGCACGCCCGGCGATGTGCGCCAGCGGAGTCGTGCGGCTTCGTGGTAAGCACGCCGGAGGGGGAAAGATATTTCCCCTGCGTGAATATCTCCGGTGAGCCGGAGGCGTATTTCCGTATGTCGCCGGAGGACTGGCTGCAGGCAGAAATGCAGGGTGAGATTGTGGCACTGGTCCACAGCCACCCCGGTGGTCTGCCCTGGCTGAGTGAGGCCGACCGGCGGCTGCAGGTGCAGAGTGATTTGCCGTGGTGGCTGGTCTGCCGGGGGGCGATTCATAAGTTCCGCTGTGTGCCGCATCTCACCGGGCGGCGCTTTGAGCACGGGGTGACGGACTGTTACACGCTGTTCCGGGATGCTTATCATCTGGCGGGGATTGAGATGCCGGATTTTCACCGCGAGGATGACTGGTGGCGTAACGGTCAGAATCTCTATCTGGATAATCTGGAGGCCACAGGGCTGTATCAGGTGCCGTTGTCAGCGGCGCAGCCGGGCGATGTGTTGCTGTGCTGTTTTGGTTCATCGGTGCCGAATCATGCCGCCATTTACTGTGGTGACGGTGAGCTGCTGCACCATATTCCTGAACAACTGAGTAAACGAGAGAGGTACACCGACAAATGGCAGCGACGCACACACTCCCTCTGGCGTCACCGGGAATGGCACGCATCTGCCTTTACGGGGATTTGCAACGATTTGGCCGCCGCATCGACCTTCGTGTGAAAACGGGGGCTGAAGCCATCCGCGCACTGGCCACACAGCTCCCGGCGTTTCGTCAGAAACTGAGCGACGGCTGGTATCAGGTACGGATTGCCGGGCAGGATGTCAGCACGTCCGGATTAACGGCGCAGTTACATGAGACTCTGCCTGATGGCGCTGTGATTCATATTGTTCCCAGAGTCGCCGGGGCCAAGTCTGGTGGTGTATTCCAGATTGTCCTGGGAGCAGCCGCCATTGCCGGATCATTCTTTACCGCCGGAGCCACCCTTGCAGCATGGGGGGCAGCCATTGGGGCCGGTGGTATGACCGGCATCCTGTTTTCTCTCGGTGCCAGTATGGTGCTCGGTGGTGTGGCGCAGATGCTGGCACCGAAAGCCAGAACTCCCCGTACACAGACAACGGATAACGGTAAACAGAACACCTATTTCTCCTCACTGGATAACATGGTTGCCCAGGGCAATGTTCTGCCTGTTCTGTACGGTGAAATGCGCGTGGGGTCACGCGTGGTTTCTCAGGAGATCAGCACGGCAGACGAAGGGGATGGTGGTCAGGTTGTGGTGATTGGTCGCTGATGCAAAATGTTTTATGTGAAACCGCCTGCGGGCGGTTTTGTCGTTTATGGAGCGTGAGGAATGGGTAAAGGCAGCAGTAAGGGGCATACCCCGCGCGAAGCGAAGGACAACCTGAAGTCCACGCAGCTGCTGAGTGTGATCGATGCCATCAGCGAAGGGCCGGTTGAAGGTCCGGTGGACGGATTAAAAAGCGTGCTGCTGAACAGTACGCCGGTGCTGGACAGTGAGGGGAATACCAATATATCCGGCGTCACGGTGGTGTTCCGGACCGGTGAGCAGGAGCAGTCACCGCCGGAGGGATTTGAATCCTCCGGCTCCGAGACGGTGCTGGGTACGGAAGTGAAATATGACACGCCGATCACCCGGACCATCACGTCGGCAAATATCGACCGTCTGCGCTTTACCTTCGGTGTACAGGCACTGGTGGAAACCACCTCAAAGGGGGACCGGAATCCGTCGGAAGTCCGCCTGCTGGTTCAGATACAGCGTAATGGTGGCTGGGTGACGGAAAAAGACATCACCATTAAGGGCAAAACCACCTCGCAGTATCTGGCCTCGGTGGTGGTGGATAACCTGCCGCCGCGCCCGTTCAATATACGGATGCGCAGGATGACGCCGGACAGCACCACAGACCAGCTGCAGAACAAAACGCTCTGGTCGTCATACACCGAAATCATCGATGTGAAACAGTGCTACCCGAACACGGCACTGGTCGGCGTGCAGGTGGACTCGGAGCAGTTCGGCAGTCAGCAGGTGAGCCGTAATTATCATCTTCGCGGGCGCATTCTGCAGGTGCCGTCGAACTATAACCCGCAGACGCGGCAATACAGCGGTATCTGGGACGGAACGTTTAAACCGGCATACAGCAACAACATGGCCTGGTGTCTGTGGGATATGCTGACCCATCCACGCTACGGCATGGGGAAACGTCTTGGTGCGGCGGATGTGGACAAATGGGCGCTGTATGTCATCGGCCAGTACTGCGACCAGTCAGTACCGGACGGCTTTGGCGGCACGGAGCCGCGCATCACCTGTAATGCATACCTGACCACACAGCGCAAGGCGTGGGATGTGCTCAGTGATTTCTGCTCGGCGATGCGCTGTATGCCGGTATGGAACGGGCAGACGCTGACGTTCGTGCAGGACCGACCATCAGATAAGGTGTGGACCTATAACCGCAGTAATGTGGTGATGCCGGATGATGGCGCGCCGTTCCGCTACAGCTTCAGCGCCCTGAAGGACCGCCATAATGCCGTTGAGGTGAACTGGATTGACCCGAATAACGGCTGGGAGACGGCGACAGAGCTTGTTGAAGATACGCAGGCCATTGCCCGTTACGGTCGTAACGTCACGAAGATGGATGCCTTTGGCTGTACCAGCCGGGGGCAGGTGCACCGCGCCGGGCTGTGGCTGATTAAAACGGAACTGCTGGAAACGCAGACCGTGGACTTCAGCGTGGGTGCGGAAGGGCTTCGCCATGTACCGGGGGATGTCATTGAAATCTGCGATGATGACTATGCGGGCATCAGCACCGGCGGGCGCGTGCTGGCGGTGAACAGCCAGACCCGGACGCTGACGCTCGACCGTGAAATCACGCTGCCATCCTCCGGTACCACGCTGATAAGCCTGGTTGACGGTCAGGGTAATCCGGTCAGCGTGGAGGTCCAGTCCGTCACCGACGGCGTGAAGGTGAAAGTGAGCCGTGTTCCTGACGGCGTTGCAGAATACAGCGTGTGGGGGCTGAAGCTGCCGACGCTGCGCCAGCGCCTGTTCCGCTGCGTGAGTATCCGTGAGAACGACGACGGCACGTATGCCATCACCGCCGTGCAGCATGTACCGGAAAAAGAAGCCATCGTGGATAACGGGGCGCACTTTGACGGCGACCAGAGCGGCACGGTGAATGGTGTCACGCCGCCAGCGGTGCAGCACCTGACTGCCGAAGTCACCGCAGACAGCGGGGAATATCAGGTGCTGGCGCGCTGGGACACGCCGAAGGTGGTGAAGGGCGTGAGCTTCCTGCTCCGTCTGACCGTAACAGCGGATGACGGCAGTGAGCGGCTGGTCAGCACGGCCCGGACGACGGAAACCACTTACCGCTTCACACAACTGGCGCTGGGGAACTACAGGCTGACAGTCCGGGCAGTAAATGCGTGGGGGCAGCAGGGCGATCCGGCGTCGGTATCGTTCCGGATTGCCGCACCGGCAGCGCCGTCGCGGATTGAGCTGACGCCGGGCTATTTTCAGATAACCGCCACGCCGCATCTTGCGGTTTATGATCCGACGGTACAGTTTGAGTTCTGGTTCTCGGAAAAGCGGATTGCGGATATCAGGCAGGTTGAAACCACAGCACGCTATCTTGGCACGGCGCTGTACTGGATAGCCGCCAGTATCAATATCAAACCGGGCCATGATTATTACTTTTATATCCGCAGTGTGAACACCGTTGGCAAATCGGCATTCGTGGAGGCTGTTGGTCAGCCGAGTGATGATGCATCCGGTTATCTGGATTTTTTCAAAGGCGAGATAGGGAAAACCCATCTGGCTCAGGAGCTGTGGACGCAGATTGATAACGGTCAGCTTGCGCCTGACCTGGCTGAAATCAGGACGTCCATTACGGATGTCAGCAATGAAATCACGCAGACCGTCAATAAGAAACTGGAAGACCAGAGTGCGGCAATTCAGCAGATACAGAAGGTTCAGGTTGATACAAATAATAACCTGAACAGCATGTGGGCTGTGAAGCTGCAGCAGATGCAGGACGGACGCCTTTATATCGCGGGTATTGGTGCCGGTATTGAGAACACCCCTGACGGCATGCAGAGTCAGGTGCTGCTGGCGGCGGACAGGATTGCGATGGTTAATCCTGCGAATGGCAACACAAAACCGATGTTTGTTGGTCAGGGCGATCAGATATTCATGAACGACGTGTTCCTGAAACGCCTGACGGCCCCCACCATTACCAGCGGTGGCAGTCCTCCGGTATTTTCCCTGACATCAGACGGAAAGCTGACCGC